TGCAGTTGCAGTTGATTGGTTAACAAGAATAGCCTGATTGGAACCACCAATCGCAGTTACACTAGACGGCTGAGTAACAAATACATCTTTAGCTCCAGCAGCAAAGTTAACTAAAGCACTAGAATTACTAGACGATAAAATTACATCTCTGGATAAGGAGGTATTGCCAGAGTAGTATGTGCCGATACCAACTTCCCAAGAGCCAGCTGTAGTATCAACAATTGTGTAATAAGTCGAGTTACCGTTACCAATAACTGAAAAGGATTGATAGCCCGTTGGAGCGCTTCCAAGGACAATCGTACCCGTACCAGTGGTCGTGGTATTTGCTTTAACCCGATCCCGCAGAACAAGAGCCATGTCAGGCTCCTATTAAGCGATGCGAATAATTGCGTTGCTTGCGTCTGCGGTTGGGAAAATTACGCTGAATGTACCGTTAGTAGCTGTCTTGTCTGAACCAAAAGCCAACGCTGCAACAGCAGTATTAGCAGTAGAGTTGTAGATCAAAGCGCCATTGGCGGTAATATTTGCATTAGTCCAAGAGCTGTTAGCAAACGACAAGAACGCAACGTTTCCAGTAGAAGTTGGGCTTGTGCTAACGACCAGTGTATTACCACCAGCAGTGTAGTTTGAGCCTGAACTAGATACTTCACCAACAGTGGTGTAAGCAGTAGTAGCGTTGCTCAAAGTTGCAGAGCTAGTATACAGAGCTAACTTGTATACCGTACTAGAACCAGAAACTAAATTTTGTTGACCGCTAAGGATTTGAACCTTAAACGAGTCGCACATTGCTTGGGTAATTGGCATGGGGGCCTCCTAAAAATATTACGGGTTAACTTTAATTTTAGCCTGTCCGTCACGATAAGCATCGCCACGTTCTAAGCCAGTACCTAAACGGTTCAACTGCTGCATTGCTTCTTGGTACTTTGCGTTATACATAGCCATCATGTCTGGCTCGCCCTTCATGTATTGGTAAGCCTCAACCAAAGAACCATAAAGCAAAGCGGGACTGTAATTATCGCCCAACCAAGACGTACCAGCAGTAACAATCGATGTAGGATAGTAGAAGTAATGCAATTCAGCGCCATAACTAGCGTTTGGTGTCGGCCCAAGGATAAAGGTCAACTCATTAGGATCGTTTAACCTAGAGCCAAATAAAGCGTAATAGCGGGGTAATCCTGTGCTGGTTGGGTCTGGGTATGCTTGACGGATAAAGTTAACATCTTTGTTAAGCAAGTACTCATACGTACCATCGGTATTAATAATGGCTAACGAGTAGGTAGACAGGTAGTCATTGGGGCAAGCTAGGTACTTATTGCTTACTGTGCAGTTACCTGTAACGTTTTTTCGCAAAGACGGGATCTGTACCGTGTTATAGATACGCTCTTCAGCCTGCTGGATGAAGGTATTGATCTGGGTCGTATAAGATACAGAACTCCCATTAGCCAATATCATGGCTGGGAATTGGTTCTCCGTATACGCCTGAACCTGCGAAAAAAGCTCGTTGTAATTCATTAGCCCATTTTCCCGCTAATCTTGCGCCCTTTAGTAGCAGCGCCATAACCACGCATTTCACCAACGCCGTATGGGTTGATCTTGCCATAGTTACCCTTGCTAATACCACCAACAGAAATGTTCATGGTATCAACAACTTTAGCACCAGGAGTGTATGCGCTATCAGCTTGAATGCTAATAGTTTTGCCGTCCATCGTATGGGGAGCTGCATAAACCTCAGCTGGGCCTACTTCCTTGCCACCCTTTTTCATAGAAAATTTAGCCATTATCGACCCCTTGAGGAACTACGTTGGTTAGCTACACGAGCTAGATTGCGACCCATGGACTTCATATCCATAGAAGTTACACCGCCTTTTTTCATGCCGTGCATCTTTTTTTCATGACCTTTGACGGCTTTCTTAGCCACTTTTTCCATCATTGGTTTATCTTTTTTAATATCTTCGTGTTTCATACGTTACTCCTAAGTAATTGATACCGTTACTGTACCTATTTGTCCACTTGCAATCAAGTCATTTGGCGTTAAACCTGCATCTGGACCCCTTGAACCGCCAACAGGGTTCCACCCCCATTGGAATACCCTACTACCTAACTCTGGACTACCAAACCCATTAGGACCAACCCCTGTTATGTTAATTTGTAGCCCACTCTGTCCAGACTGCAAGTAACTAACGTCAGGTCTTGGTTCCCGAACCGCTTGAGGGTCGTTTACAGGATATAAACCTAATGACAATTGTGGATGGTCTGGATCCCAGCACTCCCTACAAACCTTAACCTTGTATGGTTTAGTCTTTAATATCTGTGTACGTAGCTCCTTAAGCATATACCGCCCAGCGCAACGATCGCACTCAGCAATTGAATGTTTACCTGAAGAAAATTTATTTGGCATGACATTTTAGTTATAGTAAAAAGTATTGCGTGGCACAAACCGAACAGCTGCTTTTTCCCGGTCCTCATCTGCAGCTAACTGCCATTGTTGTTCGTAATCGGCTTTAAGCATCATTATGCGATTAGGGTCTACCCCAGATAGCTTAGTACTTAACTGATACGCCAAACCCGCAACCATACATGGGATAAAGCGGAACGGAATATCCTGAGTACGCATACCAGTACCAGCATCTTGGATACGACGCATACGATAGTATACAAATGTGTATTGATTGCCTGGTGGGTTGGGGGTCGGCCAAACATTAATACATGGTAGGTTATTTACAAACACCTCAGAAGCCGTTATATGGCTTGCTGCCGTTGTGCCGTTTTGGCCCCGCCAAGCGTTCAAAATCTGATTACCCACAATGTTCTGATACCCGATGGTCTCATTGTCAATATTAACAAACCCTTGGGTCGGCAGGTTAGCAGCGTTAGCTAGAGTAATTGTGGTATCCGTAGAGGTAATAGCCCCGTTTAAAGTAGTCTGTGCTACTGCTGCACTTCCGCCAGATTGACGATTTACGTACACCTGAATAGGGCGCCCGTTAGCATTCTTGTTCGGTATTGTGATGTAGGTAGATTCACTAATACGGCTGATATTAATGTCAATCTGGTTGTTACCTTGGCCGTTGTTTGTTCTAACTACAGTATCTAAAAGGTCAATTGTGTCCACAGGCAATGGGTAAATTGCCTGAAATGAGTTCATTAAAATCTGCCCTTGCTCAACCGTCCATAGGTTAATACCTCGGTTTGCCCACTCAATAGTAAGCAGGTTCAAAGACCGCCGTGCAGTACGAAAGTCATATCCAGTGCGAAGCTCAAGCCCACAACGTTCAAACGCCTCCTCAATGAGGTCGTTCATATCCAGGTTGAAGGTACTTGTTCCTGTAGTGGTCATATCTTCCTATATGGTTTTACTTTTGCTTTTACCCCTTTGGGCTGGGGCACGAACTGCTTGCCTTGGGCTTTTCCCGCCCGCTTTGCTCGTGTTGTTGCTGCGTACTCGCTTGGGCTTAACGCTTGTATTGCTTTTTTTGGTAGGTATCGCTCCCCCGTCTCGGACGACTTCTTCCCGGACTTGGTTGTCCACTCTTGGTCGCCCCAAGCTTTTAAAGAACGTTGCGATGCGGCTAAACCACCCCCTGCCATCTTTTTCTTTTTGCTGGCGCAATGGGCTTTCTCCGAGAACCCCTTGGGACTCTCGCAGTTGATTGACTTTTTGCGTTTGTCTGACCATTTCACTTATAGCCTCCGCCTTTTTCTTTATAGCGTTTAGCTAGGAGTTGTGCTTTCCTAGCAGACCATTGACCTGCTGCCGTACCATGAGTAGCCGATGCTTTAATACTGTTAAATAAAGCCTTGCGCATACCAGGTTTCGTATAGTTACCAGCTTTATTAACCGTACCGCCCTCTTTGTATTGAGCCGTTTTAGCAGCATTTGCAAAATCACTTTTCTTAGGAGCGCCTTTAGCGCCAGCGCTACGCATCTTCTCGCCTGACCCAGAAGCTATCCTGCGTTTCTTGGCAGCGATATTGGCATAAAGTCCACCACCCGCAAACATCTCCACATCCTCTGGATTGTCCTTGCGTTTGATCGTTTTCTTACCTGGCATCTTAGAGGGCATAATAGCGCCCATACCTCTACTTGGTCTCATGCTCTTGTCTTTCCACGTATGCAGCATCCATCAGCACGCTTAGAAGCTGAAGATACTTTGCCACCAGATTTAAAGGTTTTTGGTTCGTATTTCATGGATTTAACTCCACCACCGCCACCGCCACCGCCTTTTGGTTCACCAAAACGTTTATAAGTACGATCATCTTTATTTATATCACGAGCTTCTTGCGCCATAGCTTTT